CGCGACTCTTACCCCCTTGCACAACTCCCTGTACAGCTTCATTAAGGGGAGGAACTGGCTGCTTGTGGGCTCGCCAACCCATGAGCGGCTCTCCTATCTGCGTGGAGGTTGCCGCGGAAAACAATGGTTGTCCTTGGATTACGAATCCGCAACCGACAACATAAAAATCGAATACCTAAAGGAGATGGTATCCGTACTGATCCAGAAGGCTGCAAGTCTGTCAGCCGATGAGGTGGATTCACTCCGCGTACTCTCCAGTTTGCAGCTGGACGGGCAGGAGTGCGTCTCCGGTCAGCCAATGGGAAGCCCGATGAGCTTCCCGTTGCTGTGCCTGGCCAACAAGACCCTCATCGACCTTGCTCTGACAGACCTTCTGGTCAGAGGTGAAATCTCGTTCAACGAATGGACGAGTCATCGCTGTCTCATCAACGGCGATGATCTCTTAACCCGCTCAGCATCGTCTGGGGACCTGTTCTCCGCCATGTGTAGACATGGCGGCGAGATTGGCTTGATCGTCAATCGGGAAAAGACCATGGTCTCTCCCCATTGGGCTGAGATCAACTCGACTGCCTTCGAGGAGCTGGAGTCGGGGGAAATTTGGTTAAGAAAGAAAACGAATGTGTCCGCGTTGTGGATGGATGCGGAGGTCCGTGACGTTTTGGGGTTTGCCCGGGAAGCATCTTGCTCCTCGCGGGGGTTCTGCTCGTTAGTATCCGCCAACGTGTCGAGACTGGCTCGACAAAAAATAAAAACAGTAGGAAAACGCTTGTCACCTCCCCTTCTTGGTGCTCTTTTGCGGAACGGGTCCATCCGTCGCGCTCTGACCTCCGGTCCAGATTCGAACGTGCCAGACGTCCGGAATCTCTTCGAGACAGAACCCGAGCCTGAGGGGTTCTCTGTTACTCGCGAGGAGCGTTTCGAGGTAGTCACTCGTGAAGTGGCAAGGCTGAAGCAGTCGCAGACGTGGAAGGGACTTTTCGCGGAGTCCCGGAACCTGAAGCGTCTTCGCAAGAAGACGAAGGCTGTGGAGGAAGTCCGTGCGGATCGCAAGTCCGCCCTAGCTCGGCTTCAACCAA